CTGGGCGCCTGTCGTGGATGGGCCGAACCTGGTTCACGGCAGACAATACTGGGGCTTGACCGACCTGGAAGACATTACCGGCATCAACGACGCCATCAATTTCAGCGCCTCGAACACCGGGCGCATCCTGAAAATCCACGCGCACCCCAAGACGGTCGGAACCGGCTTCACCGCCGGCGAATTGCAGGACACATCCATTGACTCCTTTTGGACCATTCCGAACGCGGACGCCCACGTGCAGAACCTGGAAATGCAATCCGACCTGAGTGCAGCGCAAACATTCGTAGAGTCGCTGCGCATGGCATTCTGGACGGTCGGCCGGGGTTTGGATATGAGCGTCTTCCGCGACAAGATCGGCCAGGTGACGAATTTCGCCCTGCGCGTCCTGGCCCACCGCGCACTAACAAAAAACGGCGACAAGCGCGTGCTGTATGGCGCGGCGTTGATGACGATCAATCAACATCTTCTGGAGATGGCCGGCTTCGATGGCTTTACCACCTCCATCAAATGGCCGGAAGCGCTGCCAATGGATGCGAAGGAAGTGGTCGTCGAGCAGCAATTCGAGCGTACCGCCGGATTGGTCTCCAAACAAACCCTCGCCGAGGAGCGCGGCCGTTCCTGGCTGGTGGAGCAGCAGCGCATGGAAGACGAAGGAAAAGAGCGGATGAATCTCGGGAAATTCCTCGTTGACCAGTTCGATAGGGGCGGGGAGGTGGATGAAGAAGATGATGAAGATTCTTAAACACGAAGGAGCACGAAGCGGAAGCTGTATGCTTCCTACGATCAAGAAGATGAACAATAACGATAAAATCACCTTGCTTATTATTCGTGGGGTTATCTCACAACTACCCCAAAAAAATCAGGAGAAAATCAAAGAACTCCATCAAAAACTTTCCGAAATTATTGATTCGGATAAAGAAAATGGGCTCATGGCCCTAAGCCTGTTGGGAACAGAGCGGGCTGCGGAGGTGGAGGCGAAATGAGTATAAAGACGGCCATCGCGCCGGGGCTTCCCCACATCCCGCCCCTCGAATTCCGCCATAATATTTCCGGATGGATCGAAATGATGGCCGCAGCCTACCTGCAAGCGACCGGCATCCCACCAGAAGAGTGTCAGTTGACCGTGCAGATGATCCCCGAAGAACACAAAATGATTTATCGCTTCGAACGGCGCACCCGTGATGAACAACCCAACCCCTGACGCCCCCTCTCCGAACATCGGGGCAGGCCCGCCCCTATCCCCCCGCATGGTCAGCATTTACGAGCTGCGTGACAAATTGCTGCCCCTCATGGCCGGCTACCCCTGGGCGGAAGACGCCCTCATGGATTTGTGGAAACTGGGCGCGCCGGACCCGTCCCCGCACAGCAGCCCCTGCATCCTGGCCTTCGGCCCGCGTGCCTGCGCACGCCAGGCGAAAGGGTCGGACGGGCACGTCCGCGCCCGCTGTGGTATCTACGGCTGCGCGCGGGAAAAGCGCGTTCTCCTGCCCAAACAATTCGAGAAATGGTGGGCGGACGTGGCGCAGCGGCAAGGGCGCGAGTTTTTAGCGAATGATATTTTGAGCCCAAAACAGAATCGGAGCAGGGATGGAAATCGAAATCAAGCGCGAGCCGGTTCGCTCAATAAAAATCTATGACTTTCCCCATTCCTACCGGTCTTCCGGCAGACGAACATCCCATCATTAAAACCATGCTTGCCGCCCGGAGGCGTTTGCTCCGCCGGGACGCCGCCGCCTTGCGCGAACTGGCCGGAATGTACGCCAAAGCCCTCGACCGGCTGAAAGCGGACCGGAACGCGCTCCTGAAGGTCATCAGGGAACGCGCTCCGGACCGCGACCAATTGATCCGGCTGGCATCCTTCGACAATCTCATCGCCGGCGTGCGGCGGGAAATGACCAACCTGGCCAAAGCCATGGCCGGTAATCTCAGCCAGGAAATTCTGGCAGAGATTGGCGCAGCGGGCGACGACGGGTTACTGTTGGCGCAAACCGCCCTGCCCGGCCTGGAAGCAGCCTATATCCGGGGCAGGTGGGTAATTCTCAATCCTGACCAGGTGACGACCATGTTCGGCTTTCTGGACCCGACCGGCCCGCTCATCGCCGGCATCCGTACCAACTACGGCCCGGCTCTGGCAGAATTCGTCCGCGAGACGATTGCGACCGGTTTCATCGCCGGGATGAACCCCCGCGACGTGGCCCGCCTGATTGCCCAGGCGTTGGGCGAAGGGCTGAACTGGGCGATGACTACCGCGCGCACTGCTCACCTGTGGGCATACCGGGCGGCGGCGCATCAAAACTACCTGAACAATTCCTGGGTTGTCAAAGGCTGGACCTGGTTCGCCCAACTGGACGACCGGGTCTGCATGTCCTGTGTGGCCCAGCACGGCAGCGAGCATCCCCTGACTGAAATCCTGGCCGATCATCACCAAGGAAGGTGTGCACCGCTGCCAATCACACGTTCTTACGCGGAACTGGGCTTCCCAGACATCCCCGATCTGCGTCCGGTCGTGCCATCCGGCGAGACCTGGTTTCGGGCGCAGCCCGCCGTTCTCCAGCGCCGCATGATGGGCCCGGGCAAATGGGCCGCCTGGAATGCCGGGAAGTTCGATTTTTCACAATTGACCGTGCCCTACAACGACCCGGTCTACGGCCGGATGCTGCGCGAGAACTCCCTGAAGGGTATTCTCGGCGGCGACCTGGCGCAATTATTTTATGGAGGCAAGACGCCATGAGCGAAAAACAGGATGAATATAAGACCTCCGAACCAGTCACACCCGCCGAATTGAGACTCCTGCGGAGGGTGAGGGGCTTGCACGCCGGAAATCATCTCGTTATAATCCAGATCACAGGCGCGGGCGTCTCCGGGTTTTCCCTGTTGACCTCCGGTAAATCCGAACGGCTCCAGCCTGTCACCCCCCAGGATTACGATCAGGGGGTTGCGAACGAAACCCAATAGCCGGAACACAACCGGCAGGCTGTTGGACCAACCGGACACACACGGCCACGAGAGTCACGACTCTTGTGGCCGTTTCTTTTTAATTCGCACCTCGCGCCTGCACCATGCAACCACTCCGTAAACAAGCCATCGCCGGCCGTGAACGGCTGGAGAATGACATCAACCTGACCGTTGCCCAGACCCAGGCGTACAGCGACCAGATCCAAAAGCGGGCGAAAGCTCAGCCCGAATTGACGGCGTTGTGCGACTTCACCGCAACCATGCAAATCCGGCGGCTGCGCACCGTTCCGCCCCTGACCTGGACGCCGCTCGAAAGCCGCTGGTGTACCCAGATGGTCAACCGGCTGGCCGACCTGAAGAAAAACAAATCACCGGCGGCGACGCTGGCCCTGGCCTGCCTGGGTTATGAGCGCAAAGGGCTGGATAAAGCCCTGAAAGCCCTTGATCTGCAGGCGGAGCAAGAAGCGCCTAGTCCCCCGCCCAGTCCCCCGCCGGCTGAAAGCCTGGCCGAGCCAATGGCTGAACCAGGCGAAGCCGAAGCAGAACTCGACCCCGAGACCGAAGCGATGTTGGCCGAACTTAAAAAGCAGGCCAACCTCCAGGCAGGGGTCAAAAAATAAACTGACGCCACGCAAGCGGTTAATTGCGGGAGGTATCCATGTTGTTCCATCCATCGGGCATCTTGCCCCCCATCTTTTTCCGTGAGAAGGACGACGGCGGAGGCGGTGCGCCGCCCCCGGCCGCCGGTCCTGCCACTCCCCCAGCCAAGAGCAGCCCTGCTGCTAAGAGCAGCCCTGCTGCTCCCCCCCCCACGTCCGGGGACCCCTCCCCCGCTCCGCAAGAGCCGGAGATGAAGGACGGTAAAGGCTCGGGGGAAGAAATCAAATTCACCCCCGCGGCGTTGAAGGACCGCCTCGACCGGGCGCAAAACTCAGCCAAAGCCGACATGGCTAAATCGCTGGGTTTCGAATCGGTCGACGCGATGCAAAAGGCTGTGGCGGAAGGGCAGAAAGCTCTCCGGGATAAGATGAGCGAGCAGGAGCGTATCCAGGCGGACATAGCCGCGGCCCAACAGGCCACACAGGCTGCCAACGCCAGGGCCGAAACAGCCGAACAGGCTGCGACCCAGGCCCGGCTTGAAGCGGCGTCACTCGGCCTGATGGCCGGGAAATTCGCCGACCCGAAGCTGGCCTTCCGGCTATTGGATATGGAACACGTGGACCTCGCCGACCCCCAGTTCAAGGGGCTGGACGCGGCAATCAATGCACTCGCTGCAGCCGCCCCATGGACTTTACTAACCAATAATCAGCATGGCAGAAACCCGCTTGCTCCCCCCATCGGCCCGACTAATCCGGATCAAACCACAAACGCCGGGAAAACCGATGCGGAACGCCGCCAGCAATATTTCGGCGGCGGAGTCAAAGATAACACGTTCTTCAAAGGGGGTGGGGTGCGGATACAGAGCGGTCCAAGCCAGCCGATCAGCAAGAGCGGCTAATCCCCGCTTTTGGAGGCTATCATGGCAATCACGACCACCGAAGACCTCAACGGCCTGTTCAACCTCATCTATGATGATGCCTTGTTTGTCGCACGCGAATCCAACATCATGGTGGGTCTCGTGCGCAACTTCAACGCGACCGGCTATATGCAGCGCAAGGGCAGCATCCGCCCGCAGGTTACGGCTGTTGAGAAACCCGAGGGAGTGGACTTCGCAAACCCGACTACGTTTGGTAGATCGCTGAAGTACACTCTCTCCCCGACCGTCAAAATGGCGCAGGTCCTTTTGACGGATGAAGACGTGCAAACCGACCCCGACAACGCGGCGCAGGACGCCGCGCAGGAATTGGGCGGGGCGCTCGCAACCAAGATCGACACCGACCTGGTGGCGCTGTTCACCGGGTTTGGCACCGGAAAGGCCTCGGCCGGCAGCGCTCTGACCATCGCCAACTGCGCGGCAGCCATCTCGGTGCTGCGTAACCAAAAATCACCCAATCCGCTCTATTTCGTGCTCCATCCCTATGGCTGGCATGACGTATGGGTGGAATTGGGCCAACCCGGCGCGAACCAGGCGTTCCTGGGCGATATCGCCAATCAAGCTCTGCGCAGCTTTTTCGTCGGGGCGTTCCTGGCGGCTAACTGGTTCACCAGCGCCAACATCGCCATTGACGGCAGTGACGACGCGGTCGGAGCGGTGTTCAACCCGAATTCCTTGGGCTTCGATGAGCGCGAGGCGCCGATGCTGGAGCCGGAACGGGATGCCAGCCGCAAGGCCACCGAACTGAATATGTCCGCCGGCTATGCGGTGGGCGAGTTGCGCGACGAGTACGGCGTCAAGCTCACGCACGACGCTACCGAGCCAACATAGGAGGCATGAGATGAATAACGCACCCTTTACACTGGCAATCAACGTCAGCGACCCCGCCGCGAGCAAGCGCATCCCGCTGCTCCGTGTACCGGACGGTCACAATTACACTATCGAGAAGTGTTATGTGGCTCCTGATACGGATCAGGCCGCGGCCGCCGGCACTTACTGGGAAATTTCCCTGGAAAATGGCGGCGCGGCCGGTACAGCGCAGATCGTCATCAGCGGCACGGCAGGCGGAACGGTGGGTTGGGTCGCTAACACGCCGCAGGAAGTCACCGTCACCGCCGGCAGCGGGAAACTGACCGCCGGGCAGTGGCTCAATGCCAGCTATGCCGAAACCGGCGCACCGGCGCCAGGGCGGGTTACCATTAACTTGGAAATCCGCGATGGCATCGGCTCGAAGGCGAACGCCTGACCGGCGCTTCCCTGTTTATGAATGAAAACGGTCATTCAAATGAACCCCTCCCCGGCCCCGGGGAGGGGCCGGGGAAACGTGTCCTGTGGTATTCGAACGCGCCCTGGGCGGCCACCGGATATGGCAACCAGACCGGCCTGATCTGCGCAACGCTGCCCCAGTACGGCCATCCCATCGCCGTGCTCGCCAATTACGGCCTGATGGGGACCAAACTCGACATACAGGGCGTTAAAGTGTACCCCGGCGGGCGGGCGATGCACTCGAATGACATTGTGCAGGCGATGGCGGACGATTGGAACGCGGACGTGATCATCTCATTGTACGACGCCTGGGTGCTCAAGTTCGCCGATCTGCCAGACCATCACACCCCCTGGGTGGCCTGGGTGCCCATCGACCACGAAACCATTCCGCAGCCGGTGCTGGCTTCGCTGCGCCAGGCGCAGGGCGTCGTCGCCTTTTCCAGGCATGGGCAGCAGGCCCTGCAGGCCGCGGGCGTCGAAACTGCTTACATTCCGCACGGGGTGGATACGAATTTATTTTCTCCAGGCGATCAGAACGAAGCCCGGCGGGAGATCGGTTTCCCGGAAAACACCTTCCTGGCCGGAATGGTGGCCGCCAACACCGGCTACCCGTCCCGGAAGTGCATTCCCGAAGCCTTGAACGCCTTCCGGCGCTTTCACGCAGATTATCCAGACTCGTTGCTCTACCTCCATATGCGGACGGATGAGAGCAACCAGGGGGTGGACGTGCACGCCATTATCGAAAGTCTGGGGTTGAAGCGGGCGGTGGTCCTGTGTGACCAATACCAGCTTCAGCTTGGCTATCCTGCCAGCTACATGGCGCAGTTGTACCGAGCCTTCGACGTGCTGCTCAATCCAAGCCGGGGCGAGGGCTTTGGCATTCCCATCCTGGAGAGCCTGGCCTGCGGTACGCCGGTCATCGCTACCGACACAACCGCCATGGCCGAACTCGTGGATGGCGCGGGCTGGCTGGTGGGCGGTGAACCGTTTTGGAGCTCCCAGGGGGCCTGGCAGCTTATGCCGGGGGTGGCCGGCATCGCCAACGCTCTCGTCGAAGCTTGCGACATGAAAACAGATTCGCCAGCGGCCTGGGATCAACTGAAACAAGCCTGCGCGGACCTGGCGCAGGATTACGACTTCGCCCGTGTCGTCGCTCCCATGTGGGACGCCTACCTGCGGGCGGAGGCCTGGAAAACCGCTCCGGCCCGGCTCAGCGTCATCACTCCCTGGAAAGACCATCCCGAGCTGATCCCGTTATACGAACGGGCGGTGCTGGGCGCGGATGAAGTCATCATCGTTGACAACGCCTCCGAACCGGAGACAGCCCACGCGTTGGCCGCGCTGGCGGCCCGCCTCGGGGGCCAGTACATTCGAAACGAAGCCAACCGCTGGTTCAGCCGCGCCTGCAACGACGGCGCAGAGCGGACAACCGGCGACATCCTGCTCTTCTTGAACAACGACATCGCCGCCCCGCCTGGCTGGCTGGATGATGTCCGCCGGCAAGTGCGCCCGGGCGCGCTGTACGGCCCCTCGCAGGAATATCGCCCGGTCGAAAAATTCGGCATCCCCGGCGGGGATGTGCCTTACATCGAGGGCTGGTGCCTGGCCGTCCACCGCCAGGATTGGGAAACCCTGCAAGGGTTCGACGACGAGGCCTATCCCCTCCCCTACTACGAAGATACGGATTTGAGTTTCCGGGCCGTGGAGGCGTGGGGCCTGCAGTTGAAAAAGACTACCTGGCCGGTGATCCATCTAAAAAGTGTGACGACAGGGTCGCTGCCCGAAGCGCTGAGCGGGGCGAAAGAGAATCAGGCCACATTCATGGGCCGGGTTCGCGCAGCGCGGGAAAACCACCCCATCTTCAAAGTTGGTGAGTTTTTTCACGAACACAATTGGGCGGCAACCGGCTTGTTCATCGCCGGGAAGTTATGCGTCCCGTGCAAGGATGCAGCCTGCTCAGCCGGGCTGGTTGACGTGTTGACTGGCAGACCACATCTTGAGCGGAACTTTTTCCCGCTGGCAGCCAACGGCGTGAAGATGGCCATCCAGGACGATCCCGACGGCGGGGTGGCGAAGATTGTTTGTAAGGAGATCGAGGTATCGTACGATTTAGACTCGATTCCGTTTGAGGCCGGTGACGTGGTCCTGGACATCGGGGCGCACGTTGGGGTAGTGAGCATCTACCTTGCGAAGCGGCATCCTGAGATCAAAATCATTGCCTTCGAGCCGGTGATGGAAAACTATCTCCAGCTGATCAAAAACCAGGTTGCTAATCAGGTGACCAATGTCTCAGCGCACAATCAGGCTGTGACCGGCGACGGAAGGCAAGTTTATCTTGGCGGCGATTTCCACGAAAACACCGGCGGCATGTCTATTCTGAAAGGGCGGACGGGTACGTCCGACGCTTCCAACCCAACCAGCGCCTCGATGCGGTTGAAAGCGATCTTCGACGAATATGGCCTTGAACGGGTGAAACTGCTCAAGATTGACTGCGAAGGAGCGGAGTATGAAATATTCCGCGCCGAACCGGAATTATTGAGCCGGGTTGATTATTTGCGCGGCGAATTTCACGCCTTCCCCGGCCATGACCCGGACGAATTGCTGGCGCTGTGCCGGCGTTACATTCACCCGGAAAATATCCGGGTGAGCATCAGTAAGATGGCCGCGCAGGATGCTGAACATGCACGCTGAAGCCTACGATTTTTTACGCTCGGCGGTTGAGGGGCTGGATGTCACCGGTGCGCTGGTGTTGGAGATCGGCAGCCGGAACGTGAATGGGACCCCGCGCCCGTTGTTCGACGGCTGCGCCCTCTACCTGGGCATTGATCCCCGCGCCGGCAGCGGCGTGGATCACATCGTCCGGGCCGGAGATTACGACGGACACGCCAATTACGACTTCGTCATCACAGCCGAAACGCTGGAGCACGCCGACGCGCGCGAAATTGTCGAATGCGCCTGGCGCAGCCTGAAACCCGGCGGCTTGTTGGTGTTGACCGCCGCGACGGAGGGCCGGGAGCCGCATAGCAACGACGGCGTCCTGGGGACGTTCCCGCATGAGTATTACGGCAACATTGGCCGTGAACAGTTGGCGCAATTGCTGGGCGAATGGGACGTTGTGCGTTTGGAAGTCAATGATGCGCACCACGATATTTACGCCATTGCTCGCAAACCGGGCCAGCCAACCGGTGAAAAAGGAAAAAAGAAATGAAACTATTCTCCTTTTTTATTTGGGTAACTGCGCGCATGATAAGGTGGTTGCGCTTAAGCCTGCGTTCCAGGCGTAAAAGTGAAATAAATCTAACGACAACCAGGAGTAAATAACATGGTCAGCGTCAATTACCCACACGCAAAACGATACGGCGGGTCACCCGTCGTCGTGACAAATCAATGTCCAACGTGCATCATTCCGTATCAAATCCCCCCACCATTCCCCCCCCCACCATCCCCCCCAAAAAATAAGTGTAAAATTGCGATTGTGTAATTTAGTACAAACCGGTGATGGGTAGCCTCAACCCTGAATCAAGCGCGATGAAGCCGTGAACAAAGCAGCTGAGTTTCGATCTGAAACCCTCCAACAGTTCCCTGGGGCCAGTGTGCTGGCGCGGGGGAAAAATTGGATTCGTCATACAACCGGCAACCCGAACCAGTTCGACATCCGTTCATCAATTGCCGCGCTCCATTATGGCATCGGCGAAGACCAGGAGATCGATACAGCCTGGACTCCGACGACCGGGGCGTGGCAGTGGGAAATGCTCACCAACGGTCACCAGTTATTTGCACGCAATGTGTTCAACGCGGGGAATATTTTCCGTTTCGAGAAGGGCCTTGATTGGGTACAGTTCGATCCACAGTCCATCAATTGGATCGATGAGAACACATCCCGACAGCAGATCGCCATCAAGCAACCGGTCAACGCAGTAGCCAGCGACAACATTTTGGATTTCCCGCAGGCGTATGGGGCCGGCCGTCATTTCCGCTACGAGAGCCACGCCGAACAAATCAAAAAACTCATCACAATTGACAGCGCGGGCAACCTGCCCGCGCCTACGCTGCAGGGCCAGCAAATCTGGTTCGAGGCCGAGTTTTCTCTGTCCACGTCCAGCGCGGTTGAGCTATATCTGGATGGTCAGAAATGGCAAAAAACCAATGGAGTACGCGTCCAGACTGCAAACAGGATTGAGTTCCGCGATGCTGCCACCGGCGCGATAACGCTCTGGTGGTTGGATTTTGCGCGGGCATACGATAGCAGCGACGGGGGCAATGAGACGTTTGGACAGATGGAGGTCAGGCGACAGGGTGGGCCGACCGCACTCTTCATCACGGTGCGCATACCTAAAACGTGGATTGATGCGGCGGTTTTTCCAATTTTCATCGATCCAACCATTGACGCGTCCATTGGTGCCTCAGAATACGATGGCTACGAGGTGCAGGATGACACGGGGATGAACTATGTATCAACGGCAATCCGCTCCGCCGCGAACACTGTCATAAGCTCCCGTCACATCGCTGCTTTTATTTTCCAGGGGTACGGAGCAATTGCTCAGGGGGACACGGTGGACGTATGCGACATCACCATCCAGGCCTTCAACACAGCCAACGACGACGCCAACGTTGACATCCATTTCGAGCGTTCGGTCTCAGCGGTTGACCTGGCAACGGAAAATGACATAATCAATCGCACGCGCACGACGGCCTCCGTGGCCTGGGTTGTAGACGGGTTGGGCACTTCCGACGTGGCCAGTCCGTCACTGGTTACCCCGCTGCAGGAGGTCGTGGATAATTTCGAGATCACCGGAAACGTGGCGGTCCATTTCGTCGGTCGCAGCGACGTAAACAAATCGTTACAGATCGACAGCTATGATAGAAGCGCGGGGGAGGCGGCGGATTTGCACGTGGTCTACACGGCGGCAGGGGCGCCGGCCGGCCAGCCTTTCAGAATACGCACGCAGGGCGTGCCAACCGGCGCTGGCCGGCATGACCGCCCGTCCAGATGGAACTAAAACAGGAACATAGAATGAATATCGAAATGGAATATGGCAAGGTTTACAAAATTTTCCACAAGCGCAAGGGAGCGTTTGTGGCGCAGTTTCTGGGTATAGTCGAGGGGGATGATGTGGATCCGCAATTTTTACACGTTCGCTATGACGTGCGCGTGGGAACCGACCAGGCGCATTTGTCCACCAATCTGGGCAAACAGGACGTGCGGGAGAGCAATCTCCGGCCGTCATTGATCACGAAAATCGAGTTGTTCGACGGGCCGCACTGGCTGCGAGAATTGAAACCGCCGCCCGAACCGGGCCCCCTCCCCGAACCGGTCAGCGAGCCGGGGATTTTTGACAAAATCAGGAACGTGTTTATACGTAAGGAGCGATAACAATGGCAGATTGGCTAATGCCTTCTCTTATGATTAACCAATTGAGATACATATCCTTGATCAATCCCATAATGACGCGCCAATTCGTTCTGAGTGAGTCCATTCGCGTAGTTGGACCTGATTTCCTGCACCTGTTCATCGGTCATTTTCCTGCGCTTATTTGCGGCTTTCTTGAGAAGGTCAGGATGAAGTTGTGTCCAGTGGCGTCCCTTATTCGCCATATCTTTGTTGTTTTCAGCTACCGTACCAAGAAACAGATGATTTGGATTTACACAGGCAGGATTATCGCATTTGTGGCAAACACAACTTCCTTCTGGAATCAGCCCAAATGTAATCTCATAAGCTACACGATGGGCACTAATAACTTTGCCGTTATAGCCAATACTGCCATAACCCCAAGAATTGACATGCTTAAGCCAAATCCAACACTCTTCTGGTCTTCCAAGTTTGACTTTAGACCAGAATCTCTCTTCAATGGTATAGGTCTGCGACCACTGTTTTTGTTTCCCATATGACTATTATACCAAAGAAAAATAATTACGAAGGTGTAAAGTGAGCGACTGGCCACCGAAGAAAAACGCAGCATTTACAGTTACGTTCCCCATCTATGACAACGACGGCGATCTGGTGACGGCGGCGGCCGCACTTGACAGCGAGGTCAGCAAGGACGGCGGGACATTTACCGACGGCACGAACGAGGCAGCCGAGATCGCCACATCAAGCGGTCTATACACGCTAGCTTTGACGGCGACCGAAATGGACGCTGATATTGTCGCGACGATTACCAAGACAACGACAACGGACGCCAAGACCGCCGTGAATGTGATGTATACAGCCACGCGCCAATTGGCCGATCTGGCCTATCCGGCAACGAGCGGGCGCAGTATAGACGTGACTGCGACCGGCGCGGTGGGCGTGGATTTCGATAACATCGAGGGCACGCTGGACGCGGCGGAGATTGGGACGGGTGCGATTACCGCCGCCAAATTCGCGGCCGGCGCGATTGACGCGGCCGCAATAGCTACGGGTGCGATTGATGCCGATGCGATTGCCGCGGATGCAATTACGGCGGCCAAGATTGCCAATGGCGCGATTGACGCTGCGACGTTTGCATCCGGAGCCATTGACGCGGCGGCCATCGCAACCGGCGCGATTGACGCCGATGCGCTGGCGGCCGACGCGGTGACGGAAATCAGAGCATTGGAGACCGGTACTTCGGACGCCGGTGGCTCAACAACTACTATGGTTGATGCGGCGCGCACCGAAGCAGATGATGTACACATTGGCAAATGGATTATGTTCACATCCGGCGCAGTAGCAAATCAAGTGCGCTTGATTACGGATTTCGTCGCCGCAACAGACACGACTACCTTTGCCCCGCCAACGACCGCATCCATTGGCGCGGGCATCACCTATGAATTCCTGCCAGCAGGTGCGGTGGACGTGCAAAGCTGGGTGGGGCTTGTGACGGGTTTGCAGACACCCAACGCGCTGCAATCCGGGCGGGTGGACAGCTATGCAGGCGCGCTGGCCGCCGGTGTGATTGCAGCGGCCGCGTTCGCGGCCGGCGCGATTGACGCCAATGCCATCGGCACGGGAGCGATTGACGCCGATGCGATTGCGGCAGCCGCGCTCACTGCTGCGAAGTTCGCGGCAGGCGCAATAGATGCGACCGCCATTGCCAATGGAGCTATTGACGCGGCGACGTTTGCCGCTGGCGCGATAGATGCAGCGGCCATTGCCAACGCCGCCATTGATGCGGCGACGTTTGCAGCCGGGGCGATTGACGCCGCAGCCATTGCGACCGGTGCGATTGACGCCGATGCGCTGGCCGCCGACGCCGCGAATGAGATTGCCGACGCGATCCTGTCGCGTGATGTGGACAACGTCGAGGCGACCGCTCCGGTGCACAGTTTATGTGTTGCGATCCTGAAAGCGGTCTCGCGCATTCGGGATAATGCCGGGTCGCTGGAAACCTATCTGACAAATGGAACTACGCTCAAGATGAGTCAGACGGTTACGACAGACGCGGCTCTGGACCCGGTTGACGAATTGTCCGCAGGTAGCTAATGACCGCAAAACGCGGACGGACTATCAGCAATCATAGCCAGTTGTTCGCCGGTCTGAGCGGCGGGCAGGCAGAAGCTCCCGCGGCCGGGCAGCCGGTCATGGTGCGCACCTGGGGTATTCCGACCGGGCCGGGTTATCGTGACCGGCCCGGCAAATGGAATATGTATCCCTTTGTCCTGGCCCCGCTCGTTGAGTTCTTCCGGCGCCTGGCCAGCCTGATTGACAGGTGGTCGTAAATGGCGGCAAAACGCGGCCGCACGATTACCTCGTTTGGACAGTTATTCGGCGGGCTGTCCGGCGGCGGGGAGGCGGAGGCCATCACGCCAGGCACAGTGATTTTGTCGTTTTCGGAGGCAAACACGATTACGCCAAATTTTACGGCGGTCAATTCGCTAACCCTGGCGCTGGCCGAGGCCAATACGGTGACCGTATCTCTGGATTAATGGAGTAGATGTGAGTGTTTTCACAAAAGGCAAACTGGTCCGCTCCTCTGCAATTTTCAAAAACAGCGCCGGGACTGCGATTGATCCGACGGCGGTCAAAGTCAAGGTGCGCACACCGGCGAAGCTCACGACGGAGTACGTCTACGGCACAGACGCCGAGGTTGTGAAAGATTCAACCGGTAATTATCACATCGACGTTTCTGGCAGCCTGTCCGGGTTTTATTTTATATATTGGTACAGCACCGGAACCGGCCAGGCCGCCGAGGAGCATTTTTTTGAGGTCGTTGACCCGAAGGCAGATTGATGACTGATATTCGCCAGGGGATGGAAGAAATCCTGCTCCGGCTGCGGCAGATGGGGGAGGCCGGGACGGCTGATTATTCTGTGGCAGGAAAGACCTATTGGCAGGACGTTGACATGCAAGCCCTGGCAGATCGCCATCGTCAATGGTTGCACGCCGTCAATCTACCTCCTGAACCCCAGGAAATCGCCGGGACGACTTATTACTACCGCTACCGCTTCCCATCCGCGCTGCGCCCGGCCTCCACCGGCATCGAGGGCACGGTTGGCGGGACGGCGGTTTTCCGGGTGGACGACTCGAACGGAGCGCTGATCGCCGGGACGCTTTATGCCTTCAACCACGACGCCCTGGACGTGGTTTTCCCTGCCGATCAGGGCGGCAGCGCCCGCTACTGGACCGGCTTCGCCTACGACCTGAACGCCATCGCGTATGACCTGTGGACACGAAAAGCCGGCCACGCCTGGACGGCGATCAACTTCAGCGCGGACGGCCACCGCTTCGACCGGGCGGCGCTCCACGCCAATTGCCTGCGCATGGCTGAGATGTTCGCCAGCGCCCAGGGCGTGCAAGTCAGCCGCATGGTAAGACTGGATGCTTATTAGGAGACGGAAGAAATAATGCTGAGCGACGCCGAACTGACCGAACTGCGCGACTTCGCCGAAGCCAATGTCATGCCGTCCACGTGTACGCTGCAAACGCCCACGGAAACGAACACCAAAGGCTCGGTCGTGACGACTTACGCGAACACATACACAGCCGTCCCGTGCCGAATCATGCCCGTAACAGGTCAGCGGGGCCGTGAGTATGTGACCGGCGAAAAGGTCGCCAAACGGGCGGCTTATATTCTGACCGTTCCCTGGGATCAGGCGCTGGACGCCGGTTACCGGGTCGTCGCCGGCGGCGATACCTACGAAATCCTCGGCGTGTGGGCCACTCACGATTTCCGCACCGCGCGCCGGGCCGATCTGGTGAAACTGTGATGGCCGATAGCACCCAGGAAGTGCTGCGGCACAATGCCGCCATCCAGAAGTTGCTGACAGATATTTCGCTGCGCCTGTATTTCCGCGGCCTCGCCCACGACCGGGATAAACTGGTCCCCCCGCAAAAGGCCGGGTGGGACGCCAATACCCCCCGGCCGCCGCTCCATTATGGCACACGCGCGTATTACGAGCATTTGGTCGAAATAGCGCAGACGACTACCCGCCATTACGAGGTCGCCTCGCATCACCCGGAACACCATCCGCACGGCGTGGGCGGCATGAGCATCCTGGATTTGATCGAAATGCTGGCCGATTGGATGGACGCCAACCGTGCGCACGGCGACGGCAATCTGCTGGAGAGCATCCGGCTCGGCGTGCTGCGTTTCAAAATCGAACCCCAACTGGCAAAAATCCTGGAAAACACAGCCGCAGAATTGGAATGGTTATGAACTCGCCCAAATCGCTGATTGATGGCGTTGACCGCCTTTTGACTGACTCGAAGCATCCGCTGGACGAACACCAGGCCAGGCGTTTGACGCTGGAATTGTTGCGCGAAATTTTCCGCGACCAGTTAGAGATCAAGACCGATCTGGAACACATACAGGAAGACATGGCGCAGAGACGCGCGCTGCTGGATGCGACCATCGCAAAAGTGCAGAAAGACATGGACGAGGTCTGGCGGCAATTCCGAGCATATCCCACCGCCCAAGAGCTGGCCGAATTCACCCGGAATTTCCGCGAATACCCCTCGCTGACCTGGCTGCTGCGCCACCGCACGAAGCTAACCATCTCCTGGCTGGTCGGCTTCGTCGTCGTCGTCATCATCCTGTTCCTGACCTATCACCAATGGCTGCTCTCCCGCCTGGGCCTGCCGCCGCTGGTCATTCTAAGATGAGCACCTACCGCGCCCGCGAAGTGACCGTTTCCGTCGAACTTGGCCCGCTGCATAAACTGCGCGGTGAGCTGGCCTCGAAGGCGCACCAAATCCTCGATAAAACCGCCTTCGATATCCAGGCCTCCGGACAGGGCAACGCGCCCGTGGATACTGGCGCACTGCGGGCTTCCGGTTACGCATCCGGGATGGACGGCGGAAAATCGGATTACAGCCAGGCTAGAAGCGAAGCCGGTTCGCGCCGGGAGACGGAGTTCACCCCCGAGGAACAGCCGGCCCACCCCTTCGAGCGCGTGCTCGGCTTCAGCGTGATCTACGCGCTGAGCGTCGAACTGACCCAAATCGCCTTTTTGAAAATGGCCGTCGAGCGCCATCGCCAGGCGTTCGTCAATGCCTGGAAGGGCTTGTTCACAGGCCGTTGATTTCGGCAAGCTCAATCCAACGGAGCCTGTCGAAACTCGGATTAGCCGATGGACGCCCTCGAAGACGCCATTCACGACACTATCGCTGCCGCGAGCGGGATCACCGCCCTGGTGGGCAGCCGCATCTACGATCAACCGGCTCCGGCCGGAGCGGTCTACCCGTTCGTGACATTTTCCTACGCCGGGGGCGGGGAAGATCGGGAGACGCCGAAACATCGCAAAAACCTGGTTTACATGCTCCAGGGCGTCTCGAACGTCTCGAAAGCGCAGGCCAACACCCTGGCCGAATTGCTCGAGGCGGCGTTCGACGAAACCATATTGACCGTAAGCGGTTGGTCCAACTTTTGGACCGCCGTCGAAGACCACCTGAAAGCGTTCGAACTCGATACGCAATCAGGCCAACAAACCTGGCGGGCCGGGCGTTACGTCCGGGTGCGCCTATCTGTTTGAGGAACAAGTTCCTTACGAACAAGTTCCTTACGAACAAGTTCCTTACGAACAAGTTCCTTACAAGGAGGCTGAAATGCCTGAATATACTGGCAAAAATCTATACGTGTCGTTTGCCGGGACCGTCGTCTCCAGCCGTTTCCGTTCATTTGACAACGACGAAACGATGGCGATGGTGGACAAATCCGCCGGCGCAGATGGGGCCATGACCTATCTGAACACGCTGGAAGATGGCAAGGCAACGCTCGAGGTGCTGGA